ACGGGTCGGTGCCCGTCCACACGCCGATGTCACCCTGCGAGCCGACCACGACCAGGTGGTCGTCGATGCCGACGCCCGCGTCGAGCGTCCAGTTGATGAGGCCGCGGATGACGCCGCCGTTGCGCAGGAGCGAGCCCATCTCGAACGCGGAGGCCGTGCCCGTGATGGCATCGACCGTGTCGAGGTAGTAGACCTCCGAGTCGTCCTCCGGCACGAACCACACGCGATTCTTGAAGACCGCGACCTCCTTGAGCGAGGCCGGCAGGCCCGTCACCGTCTGCTGCACCCAGCCGTTCGTCGTGTCGTAGGTCCAGTAACCGGCGCCCGGCGACACCGCGAGCAGGAACACGTCCGCGCCGTTCGCGAACTGCGTCACGCTCCACACGTCGTCCGTCGAGCCCGTGCTCGACTGCGCGAGCGACGGCGTGCCCGTCGTCACGTCGTAGATGTTGCCGCCCGCCGCCGCGAAGACCTTGTTGTTCGCCGACGCCGGGGCGTTGTACGCGAAGATGGACTTGATGGGCAGCGCCACCGACGAGGTGTGGTACTGCCACCCCTTGCGGATGACCGTGCCCGTCTGCGTCGGGATCATGTTCTCGAGCACGAGCGCGTCGGTCGGCTGCATCGCGCTGATGGGGTCGCGGTAGTTGAGACCGCCCACCGGCGAGGGGATCGTGAACATGTCCGCCACGCGCGCGGCCGCGGCGCGGCGCGGCGTCTTGAACTGTGCGAGCGGGACGAGCGGCACGGTCAGTTCCCGTAGCCCGTGTCGGGCAGGTTGTAGACCGCGTTGATGTACGGATAGCGGCGCGAAGCCGCCATGTTGAGCACCACCGCGCCCTTCTCGTTGCCCTTGCGGTTCTCGAAGTTGACCTGGAAGTCGCGCATCGCGGCGCTGCTGTCCAAGCCCTTCATCTCGAGCCACTTCACCCGCGCGAGCTGCGTCACGAGGTGCGAGTCGAGCAGCACCGTGTCGCCGTTCTTGTTCGCCCGGTTCTTGTAGAGCGTCGCGTTGTCGGCGTCACGCACCCACGCGAAGGACTGGTAGAAGAACGTCAGGTCCTGCGCCGCAGTCGGCGGCGCGAGGATGTAGATCTGGTTGCCGCGGATCTGCCAGTAGAACGACAGCGTCGGCAGCGTCTGCCGCACGAGCAGCTCCTGCCACGCCTGCGGCGAGACCGGCCCGATGGCCGGCCACTGCATCGTGGAGTTCCACTGCGTCTGGTCGATGAACTCGTAGAAGTCCTCGGGCAGCGTGAACGCCTGCTCCTTGATGCCAGGCGTGGACGCCTGGATGCTGAGGGTGTGGGTCTTCGTCAACTCCTGCCAGTCGGCCATGCCGAGCAGGTCGATGCCCGCGAGGTTGACGGACTGCACCATCTGGACCACGGCGGGGTCGGAGTCCCCCGCCGGGTCCGCAGGCGCTGGGAAACTTACCAGCTGCGCGACGTTCTGGACGATGGTCCCGAGCGTGTTGTCAGTGATGATCTGGTAAGGCATGAGGCATCAACCTCAGTTCTTCTTGCCTTTGGCGTCGTTCACCATCTTCGTCAGCGCCTCGAGCGAGACCTGCAGATCCTCGATCTTCGCGTCGCGGGCCTTGAGCTCCTCGTTCATCTTCTCGAGCGGAGCGTTGCCCTTCGCGAGCTCGAGGAACGCCGCCGCGGCGCGCTTGTCCTCGTTGAAGCCCATGAACTTCTGGCCGAGCGAGTCCGGCGCAGCAGCGAGCTGCTCGACGGTGTGGACGTTGAAGAACTTGTACTCCTCGACCTTGCCGCCCGTCATGCGCGGCAGCGCCGTGAGCGGCGTGCCCTCGACGCTGTTGCCCTGGCCGGCCTTCCACTTCTCGTAGCGCGCAGCGAAGCGGCGCGAGTCGATGGAATCGACCGGACGGTCGATGACGCTCAGCTTGTCGCCAGGGACCATGATGCGGATGCAATCCACCTCGCGGTAGATCGGGCGGCCGGCGGCTCGCGAGTCGCCGAGGTGCATCATGGGCTTGCGGTAGAACTGCACGAACAGCTTGTCGTCGTTCACGAACCGGGACTCGTCGAGACCCGGCGCGTCGAGCACGCTGTTCCAATCGGTTGACACTGTGGTGGTGTTCACCTGCACGGGAAAAACTCCTCTTCTGGTTGTGGAAAAGGGGCAGTGCGGGAATCACCCCGCACCGCCCCACTCTGCTGCTGGATTACAGCGTGACGCCGACGGTCGGGTAGCTGAACAGCGCGTCCGCGTTGACGGCAGCCGCACCGCCAGTCGCGGTGCCGAGGACGAGGCCAACGATCGCCTCGGCGCCCGCAGTGCCGTCGTCGTCCAACGCGCCGGCCGTGGCCGTCGTGTTGAGGCGCGTGCCCTTGGCGGCCGATGCGAGCGTGCGCACGCTGCCCTTGCCGTACACCTGGAACCAGCCGTACTGGTTGTCCGCGAGGCCGGCCTGAGCGACGCCGATGCGAGAACCAAAACCAGCCGCGCCGGGCGCGGTGTTCGTGGTGCTCGCCATCGCGAAGTCGAAGCCAGTCGCCTCGACGCACGCGAAGAAGGCGGTGACAGCGCCGTCCGCGCGGCCGTAGATGAACTCCTGATACCCGAGAACCGGGTCGTCGAAGCCGCCGAGCGTGCCGAGCCGGAAGGCCGGAACGTCGGTGGCGGCGGTGACCGCGGTCTTGTCGATGCCGATGATCTGAGACATGTCTTTTTCTCCTGAGAAGAGCCTCGGTAGGCAGGGGTCACCTACCTACCAAGGCAAGGTGACCCCCACCACGAGGTCGTTAGTTCTGGATGCGGCCCTGGAACTGCGCGCCCGACGAACAGAGGTTGCCCGCCCACGCGAGGATCTGGACCTCGGCATCCTGCGAAGTGGAATACCGCTTGCCCGGCGACAGCGAGACCATGTTCCGGTCACGATGCGGCCGCAGGAAGAGGTACTTCGTGTTCAGCATGAAGCCGGTGTTGGCCGGGCAGTAGCCGCCGATGCCGCCGTCCAGGACCACGTCGGCGTCCATGAACTTGAGCGTCGGGAAGCCGAGGCTGCCCTGCGCCGGGTCGGTGAAGCGCTGGTTCGCCTGCAACGACGCCGTGTAGATGCCCCAGTAGTTGGCATCGAGCACGATGAGGTCGGGACGATCCGAGCCGCGCACGAGCGACGCCCAGAGCGTGTTGAGGCCGGTCTGCATCTGCGCGCCCGTGGCGGGCGGCGTCACGCCGGCGGCCGAGAAGTCGTACAGCTTCGACTGCCAGAACGTCCAGGTGGCGCGGTCGATGCCACCGTAGGTGCCGGTCGCCGGGTTGGAGGGCACGGCCGCGTTGAGGCCGGTGATCTCCTTACCGCCCGAGCCGGTGCCGTCGGAGTAGATCGACTGCGCGAGACGGTTCGCCATCGTGGCCTCGGCCACGTTGATGCGCGACTCGAGCAGGTCGATGAACGCCTCGCGGCCGCTGTTCTGCAGCATCTCGAGGCCGCTCATCACGACCGGGCAGGCGAGCTGCTTGATGCTGAACTCGGCGGCCGAGATCACGTCCTGCGCGGCGATCGGCAGGGTGTCGTAGCCCGAGTAGAAGGCAGCGTTGCCGTTCTCGGCGAAGCTGAGCTCCTGCAGGATGGACGAGCCGCCGCCGAACGGCTTGATGTTGCCGCGCTGCTGCAGGCGCGCGAGGAGCGCGTTGTTGCGGGTGACGTTGTCGGCGATCGAACGCGACCGGTTCTGGATGGTGGTCGCGACGATGTCGCTCACATTTGCGAATGGCATGATTGAAACTCTCCACAAAAAATTGAACTGGGGATCACTCCCCGCCCTTTTTCGTGGCCTAAACGAACCTGTTCAGTCCGGTCAGTCGCGGTGGGCGAATGCGGTATTCCGCGTATCGCTCCGTCGAGCTTCGGTGGCTGCGGCGCTGGGCACACAACGGGCACGGCGAACCATGCCCGTTGTGTTTATACCATCATCGTGCGGTTTGCACAAGCGCCGCTTCGATGGCCGAGCGGACATCGGTCGGCGTCGGGGCGGGACCGGCCGGCGCGGCCGAGCCCGACACGCTCACCGCCGCCCGCTTGGCGCGCGCGGCAGCGTCGTTCACCTGCTGCGCGCCCTGGGAGCGCGAACGGGTCTCGAGCACCGAGCGCACCCGCGGGTTCGTCAGGCAGGCCTGACGGTAGGCGTCCTGCAGGGTCAGCTCCCGGCCGCGGCGCTGGGCGACTTCCATCAGGTCGGCCATGTCCTCGCGCACGTCCCCACCGAACTCGGCCTGCTCGATGAACCGCTCGACCTCGGAGGCCGCCTCCTGCTGCGCGCGCTGCGCTTGGGCGGCCTGCTGCTGCTGGAACTGCGACATGAACTGCTGCACCGGCGCGAGCTGCTGCTGCAGGATCTGCTGCACCTGCGTCGAGGCGGCATCGCCCCTCGGCACCTCACCGGCCAGCGCCTGGTCGAGCTGCTCGATGAAGTTGTTGC